ACTTTTTCAGTGGAATATGGGAGAAAATCAAAGGATTCTTCACGTCAGCTGTTGATGCAATTTCTGAAAAGCTGTCGTCTGTGTGGGATACGATTTCAAACACAGTCACAACGGTATGGACGGCGATCAGCGACTTTCTGAGTGAAACATGGGAGACAATCAAAAACGTCGTGCAAGTCGGACTGATGTTTATTCAGGAAGTCATCAGCGCAGCGTTCCAGCTGATTACATTGCCATTCCAATTCATTTGGCAAAACTGCAAGGACACAATCACGGAAATCTGGGGCGCGATTAAGAGCGAAGTAAGCACGGCGATCAACGCGGTGTGGTCGGTTATACAGACCGTTATGACAAAGGTTCAGACCGTGATAACGACAATCTGGAATGCGATTTCCAATGTGGTTTCTTCCGTGCTGAATACGATCAAAACCACCGTATCGAACGTCTGGAACAGCATCAGCACAACGGTCAGCAACGTCGTTAATGCCGTGAAGACCACTGTGTCGAACGTCTGGAATAGCATCAAGTCCACGACGACATCAGTGTGGAATTCGATCACAAGCGCAATCAGCACCGCAGTCAACAGCGCAAAGAACACGGTCAGCAACGTTGTTAATGCCGTGAAGACCACTGTGTCGAACGTCTGGAATAGCATCAAGTCTACGACGACATCAGTGTGGAACAGCATCAAGTCCGCGATCACAACGCCGATAAACAGCGCAAAATCTGCGGTGCAGTCGGCAATCGACGCGATCAAATCGAAGTTCAATTTTTCGTGGTCACTGCCAAAACTGAAAATGCCGCATGTGTCAATCAGTGGCAGCTTTAGTTTGTCACCGCCTTCTGTGCCGAAGTTCTCTATTTCGTGGTACAAAAACGGCGGAATTATGACGCAACCAACAATTTTCGGAGGCGGCGGAACGACATTATTCGGCGGCGGAGAAGCGGGAGCGGAAGCAATTCTTCCACTGACAAAGTTCTATGAAACACTGACCGACTTGCTGGACAAGAAGTTCGATGACCTTCAGCAAAAAATGTGCGTTCAGGTGACGGTGGTAAATGAAATGGACGGAGAAGTCATAGCAGAGCATACAGCGGAAATCGTAGCTGACGAAATCGTGAAGCAGTACAACAGAAGGAGGTAGAAGACCGATGCTTGTGAATGGTATTGACATCCGAAAATACAGCGCGAAGCAACTGACAGTCGATCTTCAGCCGCCGCAGATCAGCGTAAATTCGGAGTGGGTGGAGGGAGCGCCGACACCGCACGAATTCGACACCGAAGTCCAGTATGGAACGTGTGAACTGACGATACTGTTCCGGGGAACGTCCCGGAACGGTATCGTCCGCACGGTGTCGGAATTTCTGTCGTTGATGACGCAGAGATGCAGACTGAACCTTGACGGCTACAAGGGAACGTACATCGGTGACTTGGATTCAGACAGCATAAAAAAGACACTTGTCGCCGACAGATACATCCTGACGGTGAAGTTCAAGGGCTACATGGTAGACAACGAAGTGACGAACGTATATAGAGGGGTGTACAGAGCGAAGTTTACGACATTAGGAACGCGCGACACGCCTTGCATTGTCGAAATCACGCCGCAAGCGAACCTTCAGCGGCTGACCATCAGCGGCTTCGGCGACGATGACATCATCCTGACGAATCTTCGAGCGGGACACACGGTCATCGTAAATGGGGAAAAAGGAACGGTCACGCAGGACGGCGAAAATAAATTCGGCGACTGCGACATGTGGGCCTTCCCTGTGCTGAAGAAAGAACAGGAAAACAATATCGCATTTTCAAGTGACAAGTGCGATGTGACAATTCATTACAGTCCTATGTGGATTTAAGGGGGGGTGCAGCTATGATTCAAGTCTATTCGCAAGATCGGGTCAGGCTGTGCCTTCTTCGCGATTATAAAGGGCTTGCGATCACAAAGAGCCTTGCAGACGGCGATCAGGAAATGTCGTTCAGCTATCCGAGGAACGGCCCCGCAGCAGACAGCCTTCAGAACGAAAACTACATTGTGACACAAGATGATGAATTCGTATTGAAGGAAGTCAGCGGTGGTTCCGACTGGATAAAATGCAGAGCGATTCTAAATCTGGAAGAATTGCAGGGGAAATCATATGCAAGTTTTGAAACAGTCGAAAAGACAGTGGCGGAATGTTTGGGTCAGGCGCTGCTGGGAACAGGCTGGAATGTTGGTGTGTGCGAGATCACTAAAAAACGAACAATCAGAAAAGACAGTGTTTGCACCGCAATCGACATCATCGAACAGTGCATCAGCACATACAAGGTGGAAGTCGTATATCACACAAAGACGAAAACAATCGACATCGTGGAACAGGTCGGCAGCGACAAAGGCGCGTACTTCATGGAAGCGATCAACCTTCGCAAGCCTCCAACATTCACATATACGTCGGATGACTTTTACACACAGATCAGGCCGATAGGCAAGGACGGACTGACAATCAGCGTCAACGGGAAGGACTATCTGGAAAATCATTCGTACAGTCCGAAAAATCTGATGTACACATGGAAGGATGAACGCTACACATCGGCGGCATCTCTTGCGGAAGACGCGGAACTAAAGCTTGCGGATATGTGCGCACCTGTGAAAACATATGAAGCGGACGTAATTGACCTTGCAAAAGCGTCTGGCGGAGAATATGAAGTGCTGGCCTATTCGCTGGGCGACACGGTGACACTGATTTCAAAAAAGTCGGCAGTCAAGGAAAAAATGCGAATCGTCAAGATCACAGAGTACCCGCAGACACCACAAAAAAACGACTGCCAACTGTCCAGCGCAAAGAAGACCTTCGCGGACATGCAGGAAGATGTCATTGCCGAAGCGGTGCAGGAAGCGACGGGAACCGCAGCTGCAAACACGTCGGAACAGGTTGAAAGCGAATCGGACATTTCGAGCGAAGAACTGCGCCTGTCGCTGGAAAGCATGAAAACGGAAGTCCTGAAGGATGTTGAAGACACCTATTTGAAGCAAGACGAAGCCGAAAGTGTGGCGGGAACTGCGGCAGAATTCGCGGCAAACGAAGCAAAAAAATATATGGATGAACAGCTGGAGTGTTACGCAACCGAGAAAAAACTTTCCAGCGAAATCACGGCAGCGAAAAAAGAAATCAATCAAGAAATGTCAGACATGGAATTAAGGCTGGAAACCGAGATTTCAAACGGGCAAACTGAAATTAGAGAAGAATTAAAAGAACAGCAGCAAAAAGTCGAAGATGCGCTGGAAACGGCTGAAACGAAGAAAAATGACATAACTGCGCCGGATGGGACGGTGTGGCGAATCGGAATCACCGGGGAAGGGCTGCTTTACCTTGAACAGATAGGAGGGGAAGAAGATGTCGGAAATTAAAATGGTGACTGATGTCCAGATCGACCTTTACGGCGAAACGCAGTATTTCCTTGTGTCCGCAAAACAGGGAGACAAAGCAACGCGCTTCCTGCGCGTCCAGCTGATGAACAACGGAAACGAGTTCGAGATTCCAGAGGATGTGACGCTGATTGCGAACATCAAAAAGCCGGACAAAAAGTTCTGCTATAACGAATGCGCAAATGAAGACAATCGTGTCATGGTAGAACTGACGAATCAGGCCCTTGCAGCCGCAGGAACGGCATACTGCGACATTGAGATCAGGACAAAGACAGGTGAAAAAATTCTGTCATCTGCGGCATTCACTATCGAGATAGAACAGTCTATGCGAGATGAAGACGCGATATTAAGCAGCAATGAAATGACCGTCCTTGACAATAGGGTGCAGGAATACATCGACAAGATGATGGCGGCGCGTCAGCAAATCCTTGATACGGAAGCAGCATTCAAGGTAGCGGAAGCCGCTCGTGCGCTTGCTGAAGCCGACAGAATCGCGGCGGAAAATACAAGGGTCAAGAATGAGAACGGAAGAATCGCAGCGGAACAGACGCGGCAACAGCAGATGGTCAGAATGCAGGACGCGACCACGACAGCATCAACGGCGGCGGCAAGGGCAAACGACGCGGCAGACAGAGCCGAAGAACTTTACAAGTCGGAATTAGTTCTTGACGATACGCTGACACAAATTCAGGAACTGTATGGACAGATGCAGGAACTGAAGGCGGGCATCGCGTTCACCGTGGACGGCGGAAACCCGTCAAGCGCCGATGTCCTTGTGTGTGATGGCGGAACGCCGTTCACGACAGAGGGAATAGAAATCAACTGCGGAAATCCTTGAAGAAAGGGGGTGAAATCATGGCAACGTCAACAATTAAACCGAAGAAAGGCACGACAAAGCAGTGGCAGGAATCAGGAAGAATTTTGGAAGTCAATGAATGGGGCGTGGAGGAAACCGAAAGCGGAACCTACATTTTGCGAATTGGGGATGGAGAACACGTTTTTCTTGATCTTCCGGCGGTCATGGACGTGAAGCAAATTCAAGACCTTGCGCAGACCGTGGAGAACTTCGCCGCGAATATGCAGACAGCAGCATCGGCGGCAAGCACAGCGGCACAGCAAGCGCAAGCGGCGACGACGGCGGCACAGGGGGCAGCGGAAGCGTGTCAGAACATCGCGTCCGGCATAAATTCCATGTCGGATGACACGACGGGGAAAACGTACACAATCGGCATTAGCGCCGGTGAAATCTATCTTCAGGAGGTATAACGATGGCAACAGGCGACAGAATCTTCATTGCAGACAAGGAAACCCTTGATGCGGTGAAGGCGGACACCACGGGAATTCTGCAACAGCTTCAGGATGCAGACGGGAAATTCTCAAACATCAAGCGGTACGGGGTAAAGATCAACAAGGCCGACAGCAACCCGGCAACCCGCGTGACCTATCTTTATGACGCGGTGGGCCTTAACCCTGCGAAGATGAACTATGCAGACAGCACGTTCGACCTTGGCGATTGGGGCGACAAGTTCTTCGTTAAAGGGAATTACCCGGTCATGCTGAACGCAGACGGAACTGAAGCGTACAAACTGAATCCGAACGACTACAGCCTGAAAGAAAATGGCGAAGCGTCCGAAGTGAGCGATGAATCGACTACACTGAACGCGATGTCTGCGTTTCCGCTGATGTGGCTGTGTCAGTATGAGATTGGGAACTATGAATACATCATCGTCGCGGACGAACAAGTGGATTCCAGTTATCAAGCGGATGCGTTCGAGCGGAAGGACGGAAGCATCGCGCCCCGGATGTATATGCCGATTTACGGCGGCAGCTATGACGGCGCGAAACTGCGCAGCCTGTCCGGGAAGGTGCTGATGTACAACACGAATGCGACGACGGAATTCAACAGGGCCGCAGCAAACGGCGACATCTGGACGATTATTCCGTGGAGCCGCAGAAACCTTGTGAATTCGCTGCTGACCATAATCGGAAAGAGCGACGACACGCAAACTGTGTTTGGTCAGGGCCAGACATCCGGCTATGTGAGCGATGCAAGTCAGAACTATGGACATCTGGACACGGGAACGCTGGATGACAAGGGCCAGTTTTTCGGATATTCCGATACTACGCACGAAGTCAAAGTTTTCCATATGGAAAAGTATTGGGGGAACCGCTGGGAAAGGCTTGCGGGTTACATCTGCGACAAAGGAAGAATCAAGGTCAAGATGCGCCCGCCGTACAATCTGACCGGGGCGGATTTTGCCGACACGGGAATCGACGCTTGCAAGAGCGGCGGATACCTGAAGAATATGTACATGACAAGATACGGCAGATTCCCGAAAGAAGTCGGCGGCGCATCCAGCACATACCTGTGTGACTACTATTGGATAAACGCAGACATCGTCGCAGTCGCCATTGTCGGCGGGTACTGCGACTACGGCGCTGTTTGCGGCGCGTCCTGCGTCAATCTGAACAACTCTGCGTCGGCTGCGGATTGGGGCTTCGGGGCTTCGCTTTCTTGTGAATCGCCTTCGGCGGCGTAAGCCGCAGGGGGAACGGGGGATTTATCCCCCGCATACGGAGCAAATCAGAATTAAATAAATAATCGGGAATAACGTGCGCCTCTGTGTTGTTCTGCGCTGTTTGCGCCATTGTCGGCGGGAACTGCAACAACGGCGCTAATTGCGGCGCGTCCTACGTCAATCTGAACAACTCTGCGTCGAATGCGAATTGGAACATCGGGGCTTCGCCTTCTTGTCAGATCATTAAGATCATGCGGACTTAAACCGAATGCGCGTTATTTTCCGTGCCGCTTGGCAAAAGTTAAACCGAAAGAAGGGCTGTGTCAGTAAGCGCGACAGCGCCGAAAATGCAGTAGGTGACAAGAAAGCCTTATGAAGACATACAAACATTTGTTTGACGACATGGTCAAGAAAGAAAACATCCGAGAATGCTTCCTGTCGGCAGCGAAGAAAAAGACCACACGCCCGGAAGTCGAGAGGGTCATACGACAAGAGCGGGAACCGGGCGACGACAGGCCGGGGCCGGGATGCTTGGATGAACATGTGGAAGTTCTTCAGAAAATTCTGATCGAAGAAACGTATGAACCGCCGGAACATCGAAGGATAAAAATAAACGAATACAACTGCGGAAAGCAACGAAGCATCATCCAGCCGCGCTTCGAGTATGAACAGGTGATTCATCACTGCATCATTCGTCAACTGCGTCCGATAATCCTGCATGGACTGTACGAACATGCGCTGGGAAGCATACCGGGACGCGGAACACATTCGGGCGCAAAGACAATGCGGAAATGGATTGACAGAGAGGGCGGGAAGAAGTTCTATATCTTGAAGTCAGATGTGCGTCACTGTTTTGAAACGGTGGACATCAAGAGAGTGGAAGCGGAACTGTCCCGGATAATAAAAGACGAAAAATTCTTGCGGCTATGTTTCAAGATTCTGGAATCGGAAGCGCACACGCGGGCTGTTGAAGATTTCATTCGGGAACTTGAAGAGGAAGTCGGAAAGGAAAACGCCGTCGATGCAGCGGCGGCAATGATGGAAGACGAAGAAATTCTGTGCGGCTTGCCGCTGGGGTTTGTGACATCGCAATGGTTTATGCACCTGAATTATAAACGGTTCGATCACAAGATGAAGGAAGAATGGGGCGCGGGCGATTATATGCGATATGCGGACGACATTGTGGTCAAAGGACGGAATAAAAAGGAGCTGCATCGAATCAGGCGGATGTCTGAAGCCTATCTGGAAAATGAGATGCACCAACACTTGAAAAGGAATTGGCAAGTATTCCGATTCGAGTACAAGGACAAGCGGTCAGGAAAGATTCGAGGGCGGGCGCTGGATTTTATGGGGTTCGTATTCCATTACAACAGGACAACGCTTCGTAAGACGATTCTGAACCGCAGCACACGCAAGGCCCGGAAGATCGGCAAGAAAGACCGTGCCACATGGTACGACGCGGCGCAGATGCTATCGTATATGGGCCATTACAAGCACACGGACACCTACGACTACTACACCAAAAACATCAAGCCGTATGTGAATATACACGAACTGAAGAAAATTGCGAGCCGACACAGCAGAAAGGAGAAAAGGCAATATGACAAGCTGGTACAAAGCACAAAGCACGGTGAAGCCGGAAGACTATGACACGACATCCAGCCCGACAACGGTCTATCAGCGGCGCAATGTTAAGGATGTGACCCTTCAGGGGGATGACGACGCGCCGGGGGTCGCCGGGTGGGAGTATGAGGAACGGCAGCTGACGCGAGACGAATACAATGCGCAGCAGGCCGAACTGGAAAGCCCTGCGACGCAGATGATTATGCAGACGCTGTCTGCGATTGAACTTAGTCAGGAAATGATGGAGGTGTAAGGAATGGAACACAGCAAGAAATTCGACGCGCTGAACGAGAAGTACAAAATGAAGTACATCACGCTGGAAACGCTTGCGGGGTGGGTCGCCCTGAATGAGCGCGCGCCGGGGCGCGGCATTACCGCGGAAGAATACAAAGAGATCACCGGGGAGGAATACAAAGCCGATGACGCAGACTGAACTGATTGACCGCTTGTGTGTCGTGAACGTGCTGCTGACCGACATTGTCCGGGAACAGGCGGGGATTCTGGAACAGCACGGGATTAAAGACGAAAGCGGGAATCTGTCTGAGAAGGTGGAGCGGGCGACGAAAGAAAACGATATTCTGGAAGTCGCCTTGCGGGAATGGATGTGAAAGGGAGTGAAGTAAAATGACGATTGAACTGTCGCTTCTGCTGTCTGGGGTCTCTGTCGCCTTTGCTGTTTTCTTTGGGCTGTCCACCCGCAATCGGAACACAAAGAAAGACACGCAAGAGGAAGCGCGGGAAGAAGCCGCCGTGATGGTCAAACTGGACGCGCTTCAGGCATCAATGATCGAACTGAAAGCAGAGGTAAAGGGGTATCGCGAGGAAGTGCGTGTGTTGTCTGCACAGGCGGTCAGAAATGAAGAAAGTCTGAAGTCGCTCCATAAGCGCGTGGATGCGATGGAAAGAATGCTTCGCATGCCCGGAAGGAACAACGACGGATAATGACGAAGCGCAGGGGGCGGGTGGAAAAGAAGCAGCTGGATTCGTGGATGATTGAGTTTTCAAAGAAGGTCGTCATTCTGTGCGTAGCGCTGCATACTGCGACGTTTCTGTATTCGACGGTAGTTATGTGGAAATTCATGGATTTGACGGCGCTACCGACAATCATCAGCGAATCTTCTGAAGTCCTGCGGACGTGCGTATTCGGCTACATGGTCAAGGCGGGCCTTGAAAATTGGCAGAAAATCAAAAACGCAGCAGGAAATGCAGAAAACAATGAAACGGAGGAACCGAAGGGATGAACAATCTTCTGAAGGCGATTCAAGCGATCTATGAAAATTTGCTGATGATTTTTGCAATCATCGCAGTCGTCATCGGCATCTATTTCCGCGTCCGGCGATTTCTGCGCCTGACGGCGGAGCAGAAGAAGACGCTGCTTCGGGAACAGGCGGATGCAGTTGTCGATCTTATCAAGCAGCAGCTGCTGTCCCTTGTCACAAAGGCAGAAAAGGAATGGGGCGGCGGAACGGGAAAAGTGAAGAAGTCGTGGGTG